ATAGCCATCCAGAATTTGACATCGATCGTGACTGATCGCGAAGCGTTCTATGAAGGCCAAGAGATCAACCTCATAGGGAGATCGGTCCATCCCGGCAGGGTTTTGTTCATTGATTGTTTAGGACTGAGATAAATCCCAAGGGGTGAGCGAGATAAACCTGGGCTACTCCGGGATAGGCTGGCATAGATTGGGATGGTTTGTGAAATAGCGTTGCAGCCCATGCAAGAAGAGACGTCCCGCTTAGACGTCAGCCAGCGGGGCGAACATGTCAACCTGACGGCGGGCAATCTCATCCTTTCGGACTGCTTTGACGATCTTGTAGATCCACTGGAGCGACACGGCGTACTTACGCGCCAGATCGCTATGGTTGGTGCCATTGAAGTCGTCATAGATCTGGCGATCACGACGGCTCAACTTGACCGATAGCCCCATCGGAAAATACAGGTTCTGGCCGCCCCAGTGCGCCGCCATGCGGTCGGAGACTTCCTGAGCAACATGGCGAGCGGCGGCTTCCTCCATCGACACCAGCTCAACGAGGGCAACCGCAATGTGCTCGGTGAGATCCGTCAGCAGTTCCGGGCCTTTGCTTCTGAATTCTGTCATATACCCTCCTGTGCGGCGGCCGGGGCCGGCTCGATACGTTGCTGCCATTGCTTCAGGCTTTCGATGACGCGACTGGCCTGCGAAACCTGAAGCCATTGCAACGCGGCAACGCCGGTCATGTTCAGAACGAACTTTGCTAGCGCTTCCTCGGACGGATCGCGCACCGCGCCGAGGCCGTGGAGGGTCAGCCACAACGACCGGATCTTCCGCGACTGCCCATCGTCCGCCTTCGGGCGCCGCTGCGCCTTTTTTGGACGAACCGTAAACCCGCGCTGCTTGAGCTGTTCCAAAACCCGATGCAGGTTTGGAACACTCAAGTCAGCGGAGGACGTCGCGCCCTCCAATCCCGTCATGCTGGCCAACATCAGGCGGAAGGTGTCGCCATCCATGCGCAATTCGCGCCGGGCAACGTGGATTAGCTTGATCAAAGACAGCCGGGCTAGGTTGGCAGGCGCTTTTTTCAATTGGCACCTTCCGGCCGTGAGCGCTTGCCGCCTTGCCGCTCATTCCGCGCCGCATGGATCTGCTGACGGATCCTGCTGCATTTACCGTGGTTGCCTACGACGCGAGGCCGTTGGCACTGATCGCAGACCGTCTGGAACTCCAACACCCCGGACGCGAGTTTTCCTGTGCTTGTAGAGGCCATGTCAGACCTCCATCGTCAAACGTGCGCGGGGGTTGTGACTCACCGCCTGATGCAATTGCGCTGACTTACCCGCTGCGTAGCCGGCGTCGGCCGCGACTTCGTCACGTACCTTGAGCTTACGGCGCCTCAATTCGAAGCTTTCGAGTTCTGGATAGTTCTTCGCCATGTAGGCTTCAACAGCATCGGCGATGTTGTCTTCGACCCCCGCGAACGCTTCAATTTTGGTATGCACCGCATCGATCCAGGCATTCGCGAAAGCATCACCGCGAGCGACTTTCGTGGCGCGTTTGCAGCGTTTCTGCGATTTCAGATATTCGCGCCGTGCTTTCTGCAGTTGCCGCTCCAGTACCTGGTAAGCGTACCCAGTGAGTTCAGGCGCAGCAGCACAGCCAACGAAAACAAAGCGAGCCGCGCCGAGAACACTGGTGGTGATGATCAATCGTGTGCCGAAAGCGAGGCCGCAGACCTGCGCAAGTCTGACCCGCCAAGCCGGCGGCGAGCCTTCAGACCCCGCCAGAACGGAGGCCTGACCTGCCATGCTTGCAAGCACATCACCCATTTCGAGGTTATACAGCTCCATCAACTTATGAGCTTGTCGCAGTGCGATCTCAGCCTCGTGCGGGTTGCTGGTTTTGGACTTCGCCATCTCCAGACACTTCTTGATTTTTTCGAGCGTGCGGTTGTTGTCCATGTCACACCCCCGCCAAATCAAGTGGTATGGCTTCGTATCGGTCGGAATCTCCAACGCGCTTGTAAAAACGGATATAACTACGGCTGCCCGCCACCTGGATTGCATCGCCTATAGCTTCCATAGCCTTTTTCCAGCGAGGATCGTCAATGTCATGCCGTCGCAGCGACAGGATGCGGGCTGTCCGCAGCTCGCCGTTGCGGTCGGCGCGGAACGCGTCATTGATCAAGACTCGGACGCCGGGGTGCGAGTTGGCCGTCCACTCATGGGCGCATTCATCAAGCAGCGCCTTGGCGGACTGGAGGTGTTCGTTGAACTCGATCTGATCCTGGTTGGCACGCATCAGCTTGAAACGGCCGTCGAAACTGATCAAGGTCAGATTGCCCTTCGTGCCACGCGATACAACGCCGTACTGCTCCTTGCTGATCTGCAGCAGTGCATCAATTTCACCGAAAACGTGCGCTTTGAAGTTGAGCAACATCGCGCTGATGGCCATGGCCTGATCGATGGCTTCCGTTACCAGCTTGTCGCGTAACAGATCCGTAGGTTTGATGGACGCCTCGGGCACCATGCGCCCGAGGGCGTCGATGCGGTAACCGGGCGGGACTTGCAGAATGTCATTGGCGGTCATTGGTTTTACCCTCCAGAATTTGGCGGAGCTGTTGCGCAGCGCGCCGGCAAGTTTCGTCGGCGCCCAAGCCGCTGACCTGTAAAGCCAGGCGCTCTGCGCCACCGGCCTTGTCGTAAATGGTGACTACCCAATCGCTGACCCGGTTGTAGCCAATCTCCAACCGCAAGAACGGCATTACCGCGAGGGCCTGGTCGAAGGCGTCCAACAGCTCGGCCTGTCGAACAACGCGCTCCCCGGTGCGAACATCCAACGAGATCAGTGCCCGCCGGAGATGGCGGCCTGCGTCGTGAAACCGGTTTTCTGCTATTGCGGTACTGGCCGAAGACAAATGCTCAGATGCAACGGATGGCCGGTGAACATGCTCAAGCACGGTCGATACGTGCTTCATGGCATCAGCCCAAGACATAGTCGGCAGCTCAGTCCAAACGGCGTCCTGCAGGGCTTCAATCGAACTATCGAGGGACTGGCTCATTTGTCTTGCTCCTTCACCAAGGTGAACCAGACAACGCCAACACCCCGGATCGTCGCGGTATTCCGGGCGAGTCGTCCCTCTGCGATGCAGCGCATGCTGCGAAGTTCATGGCCAAAACGCCGCGACAGCAGATCGAGGCTGTGGGGATCGACGAAGATTTTGTTGTCCGAAAGCACCAACGCCTTGATGACAATTCCCACTTCACGCATGTCCCGGGTCAGGCTGTTGAAGGCTGCCAGCTTCTCCGGAAATTCCTCGGTGAGGATGCTCAGCGGCTGAACTGGCGGTGGGGTGAATAGATGCACTGCGGCCATGTCACACCCCCTTGACTACGTCGGCGGTGACGAATGGTGCGCCGAGGTGTGCAGCCAAGTTCAATGCCGCGATCATCAGGTTGCCGATGGCCAGCGGATACAGCAGCGACACCGTTTCATCGCGACCGCCGCAACGCTTCGGCTGTGACAGACGCGCAGCGATTTCCCGAATGCCGCCCTCATCAATGACCTCAGCGAGCGCTTTGCCGGCCCGGTCGAAGCGGAATTTCAAGAACTCTTCCAGCCGGGACGTTTCAATCGGCGTCAAAGTGACCCGCTCACACCGCTGCACAACCTCACGGACATCGGCGTTGCGCTCGCTCAACTTCACGCCCAGCTCGGGCTGGCCGATCATGATGATGCTGACCAGTTTGGTGAACCCGACCTCCAGTTCAAGGATGCGTTTGAGGTGCTTGAGTGTAGGAATCGGCAGGCTGTGAGCTTCTTCGATGACCAGGCAGTGGCGGTAGCCGGCGGCGTGGGATTCCTTCAACGCTTTGTGCAACTGGGCGAAGCGCGCCTCGGGGCTGCTCTTGGGTTTGGCCAGCGGCGCGACGGCGGCCATCATCGACTCGGCAATGTGCGTGCTTTTCAGCGATTTGCCCTTGGTGTCGTTGTCCTCAGACGCCAACACGTAGGGTTCAATGATGATTACCGGATCATTGTTTTCGGCGATTCGGTTCACCAGATCGCGGCGAAGCGTGCTTTTTCCTGCGCCGGATTCCCCCTCGACTGCGAGGAAACCGCCGTGGCGGGCAGTCTGGTACATCACCTCCCGCACATAGCGAGTATCCGGGCTGACCCACATGTCCTGTGCGCACTGCAACTCATCAAAGGGGTCGCGGAACAAGCCAAAGGCTTTACGGGTATTTGGCTGAAGGGTCTGTTTTGGCAGTAACATAGGTTCGTCCTCCCCGGACGGCTCTTTTTTAAGGGCCGGATCTGTCGTGTTGGCGCACGGCAGATCCACTTCTTCAAATGCGTTGGCGATATCGGCGTCATTGGCGCCGGACTGGGTCAGGAACACGCGAATGCGCCCCTGCAGTTCGTCACTGTCCAAACTGCGTGGCCACTGGCCGTGGTTCAGCAACTGGGCGACGGTGGCACCGCTGAGTCCCAGCGATTCGGCCAAGGCCGATTGGGGACGGCCCACCCTCTGCAAAACGTGCTTAAGTTTCAACATCACTCACCTCCAACCGCTGCCAGCACCAGGCTGAACGGTTTGCGCATGACCTCAACGGGTCGTTTCAGCTCAGCCTCGACGGCGTCGAGCTGCTCTTCGGGAACTCCTTCCGGGTAACGCTGCTGCAGCCAGCCAAACGTTTCTGCCGTCCAGAGGTTGCCCAGTCGCGGGCGCAGCAACTTCGCGGCCTCGACGTGACTGAGAGGGGCAACCTCGACGGTTGGGGCATTGACGTTGAGGCTGGTACCGCGCCGTGGCATATAGGCCGGCAATACGGTGTCGTTTACGTGTTTGTGCGGATCGATCAGGCCACCGAACGGAACGGCCTTGCCTTTACGGGCCGCTTCGGCGTCGGCCTGATTAGTAGTGCCCGTCGCAATTTGCTCCAGCACCTTGCGCGACAGTTGGGCCGGCGTTTCGGCGTGGTGCTTGTACGTTTCGCCGATGGTGGCGGAGGTTTCGGCAAAGCCGAATTCATCCACGCCGATACGCTCGATGACGTGGTAGTTCTCACGGCCGTCGTCTCCCACCAACACAGCAATAGCCGAGTCCTTGTCGCGCCAGCAGTTACGGGTGACCAGCAGCTTTTCGCCGACCATCACGTCCGGCACTGAGCTGACATCGAACTGAGCGCCTCGGAACGAAATACGCAGTAGGTTGCTGACCCTGCGGTATTCCGGCGTGCTGACCGCCAGCTCACGACAGACCTCAACGCTTGGCGCGAAGCGCAGCTGATCCTGCTGGATCAATTGCCAGACGCCATAACGGGTACGCCGGGTGCGCGTATGGATGGAAGTCGCGTTGTAGTACCGCATCCACTTGCCGCCCCAGGTGTTTATCTGCTCCAAGCTTTCAGCCGCCTGAAACTTGAGCGCACTTTCAAACTCCCGTTCAACGATGTTGTGCGCCTGTTCAACCTGGCCCTTCGCCCGCGCATTCCCCACCTGGTTGATGATCAGGTCGATGGACAAGGCGCGGCAGAGGTTGCGGAAAATGCCGCTGGTCATCGCCGCGCCGGGGTCAGTCATCAGCATCCATGGCACGCCGTGAAACGGGTCGGATTCCCCGCGCTTCTGCATTGCGTTGATCAGAACATTGCAAAGGTTCTCGGCGGACTCGGCGCCCAGGACATACTCCACGTAAAGCGTACCGCTGGTATGGTCGGTGATTACGTACCGCCACAGCCGCTGGCGCTCGATCTTCTTGAGGTTGCCGGGCTTGCCGTCGTAATACTCGGCCTTGTTCATCACCCGCGCCCCGTCATCAGCAAGGTAGAACTGAGTCGAGATCGAAGCGTCAACTTGCCAGACGTGGTTGGGATGTTTGCTCGCCAGTGAGACCGCCGGCGCGTCATGCAGAAGTTGTTCCGGGTGCAGCTTGTAGCTGCGTAATGCACGGTTGATCGCGCCGTTGGTCAACGGGCGAAATTCGCCGGTCTGCTCGTCGAGGCGGCCAGCCATGATCAGGCTGTTGCTGCGCAGGCGCTCCACGGCCCTTTCTATTGTCGAAAGCTGTTTGTTGTTGGCGCGGATCGACTCAAGTAACACAGCCGAGATAAGCCGTGCTTCGTTGAGAGGAAGCGCGCTGCAACCCGCGTCACTACGACGCTTACGGGGTTTCACCACGCGAACCTCCTTCAGCTTGCGCTGTAAGGTTTGTAAGGACATACCCAGTTCGGCAGCTCCCGCCTGGTAAACGGCAGTGCGCTTACCGTGCGGGGCGTTCTCGGCGCGTAGGGCGATTTGAGCCAACTGCTGGAGCTGTACCGGGTTCATGGATTAAGCCTCGGCGGCCGTCAGCCAAACGGGGGCGGCACCGTCCGACTGCGCGGGCAAGTTGAACTCGCTTCGCACGGTTGCCAGAGTGGTTTCGAGTTGTTGAATCAAGTCCGCCTGATAGGCGCGGTGATCCTGGCCGTGTTCAGCCGCATGCTCAGCCATTCTGGTGAAGCCCTCGCGCAGCTCACCGAGAATCTTGGCCTCGACCTCAAATTGCAGCGCGACCACTTCGGTGCGTAGCTCTTTGATGACCTCATCCGGCGCGGCGGTCTGAATGCGCTTGCGGTGCTTCTCCAACTCCTGCTTGGTGCTGTCCAGTTCCTTGGTTTTCTTCGCCATGACTTCGCCTTGGGCTTCATAGTCGGCGTTGACTTCATCAAGGCGCTGAGTCAGCTCCTCTTTTTCCTTGGCGTGCTTGGCGATGACCTCTTCGGCAAGGTCAAGAAACGCGTCTTTGTCGCCGGCCTTGGCAACCTCAATCAGCGCCGCCTGTTGATCTTCTGGAAGGCGCCGGTATTGGCGCAGCTCGCGGTAACCGATGCCCATGCGGGACATTGAGTCGAGTGCTTCTTCGCCGAATGCCCGAAGGTTCGCAATGTCCCGATCAACCTGATCGACAGAACGGCCCAGCAAGGCGCAAAACTCATCCCAAGTGCCATTCAGAATTTCCGCACCGTGCGGACTTTTTCGTCCGGCAATAGCACGGTAGAGCTTGTTTTCCTTGACGAAGGCCAACTTGGAAGTCCGCACCGTGCGGGAAAATTCCTCAAAGGCCCCGGCCATTTGAGCTTGCCCCAACAACTGGTTGACCGTGTCGCGCTCATCGCTGTGCGAGGCTTGGATGGTTGCCATTGCATTCTGATTAGCCGTCAACATTTCGCCGTCCAGTACCGGCAGCTCTACGGCTTCTACGGGGTGGGTTTTGGTACGTGCCATGGGGGTCTCCTTAACTCATCGATCCAGCGGCAACACGCTGATTGATTTCATGTAGGCGCCCGGTCAGCCGGGCCATGTGTTCGGCGTGGGCCTGCGCTATTTGAAGCATTACGATGGAGTGGGCAAAACGGCCGTTATCGAGCTTCACCGCGAAGCCTTCCTCGATCAGGGTCTGCACCGCGCGAGTGACGTTGCTCGGGCTGTCATGTGTCAGTTGAGCCAGCTCGGCATTGCTGAGCCCCGTCACGGTATGGCCCTTCAAGGCTTTGAGGACGCGCAGAACGCGGCCCGCGCCGGATGCGGTGCGTGTCATGGCCGTTCCCCCAGTTCAAGTTGAGGGGTTTGGGTTTGGCTGACATTGCCTCTGTGCCAGGCGAGGCCTTCCATCGCGGCCTGGATCGCGGCCAAGGTTTCCTCGGCTTCACTGTTCTTGGCGTAAAAGGCCAGCAGCTTGCCGGCCGCCGTCGTCAGTAGCTCCTGCAGGGCCTGCGTGTCCTGAGCGGTGCAGTGCCTGCCTGTAGGGATGGCAATGGTCAGTTGGCCGGCGCTGGCGGCGATCCAGCGGGTGACGTAATCACAGCCACAAGCACGCTCGTAGGGGCGGATCAAGTTGGCCGGCATGCGACCAGTTTGTAACCATTTGTAGACTGACCAGTGATCCGCGACGCCCATTTCATCGGCGATTCGGTCCACGCCCTTGTTGTGGGCTTCCTTTGCAAAGTCCTTGCAAAGCTCAAGGGCGTGGCGCAGCGAGGTCGGCTGCGCGTTCTTCCAGCGGCGGCGGTTCATTGGAATGCTCCCGGCCGGACGTCTTCCAAACAAAGAACCGTTTTGCACATAGGCAAAAGGATTACTGCGGGTGCAAAGTTTTCGGGTACATTCGCAAACGTGGACATGGGAAATGACCGACCGTATTGAAAGGCTAGAGGCACAAGTGAACGCACTGGCACAGGGCCGGTTACGCCTTGCCGCGATTCTTGAAGTTGAGGGGCTAGTGACGCCCGGGCGCATTGACCAAGCCCTACGTCCAGTTCGCTGGCCGGGGCAGCCGATAGAAGCCGAAGCAACGAAAACGCTTGCGTGGCTGTGCGATCAATTGGCCGAAGCGCGAGATGCTCGGCGGATTTGCGCTGCGGGTTAATCATCACGCTGCCATCGCTGCGCAGGGTTTCAGGCCGAGCTTTACGGCGATGTCATGCGCCTTGCCATAGTTGGCTTTGGCTTGGCCATTGAGGACGCGGTACACCTCGTTACGGGAGTAGCCGTTTTCGAATGCCCATTGAGTGATGGTTTTGCCTACCCGGCGGAAGTTTTCTTTCACCTGGTCGGCGGTTAGGGCTTTGGCATGGGTGGCCATGGTGGTGGCTCCTGTGATGCAAAGATGATTGCTGTTTGTTTGAATTATTTTGGTGGGATATATACACCGTGTCAAGTGATTTGGTGGAACATATACACTCTCGTTTGCGCGAAGAGATCGAACGCTGCGGCATGTCTTTGGCCGCAGCGTCCCGCGCGGCGGGCGAACCGAGCCCGCAGCGCCTAAAAGACGTGGCGTCGGGCCGGCAAAAATGCCCGGCGGACCTTATTGCGAAGTTGATGGTTATCGGTTTGGACGCGCAGTACGTCTTGATTGGCGAACGTTCGGCGGCGCTACCGGCGAAATTGGCGCCCGATGAGGAAATGCTGCTGGAGGGTTACCGCGCGCTGGACTCAGCCAAGAGAAAACGGCTTTTGGCGGCACTACTACTAGGGGACTTGCCAGAAGGAGCTGGCAGTG